GGACCTAGTTGATTGGATGGGAGAGGAGTTATTTAAAGACGAAAAGAAATTCTCAGCATCCATGGTCAAGCTTAGACGGTTTAGAGATCTTGAGGCTGCAAATGATGTGCAGGGGGCAGATCTGCTTGAGTTAATGACCGAGTTTGACAATAGAACTAATACTCCCGAAAAGTTTCGTTCTTTTATGGAACTCATTACTGGTTTAAGAGCAGCGCAACAACGAGCTATGGATATAGATGCAGACATGGCTTTTCCTGTAGCAAAAGAAAAGGGCGTAGGTTATGCGGATGATGTCATCAACCTATTTAGGGATCCAGATCTGGCTGAGGCGGGAGCAAAAAAATTAGGGCTACAGGACGGGGCTGAACAGATAACTATAGGAGAGTTAAGGAAAAAAGATGCGGCTCTTACCGCAATATACGAAAAAAGGTTCTTCCCTGATGGGGCAAGTGATGATACTGTTATTTATCACACAGGAGAAGGGGTGAAGGCATATGAGAACCCTACTGAGATAAAGATTGCAGAGTCTGGTAGATTAGAGCGGAGATCAGAAGTTGTTATGAAGGCTGGTGCTATTGCCCCAAAAGGCACAAAAAAAACTACCTATCTGGATGATGATGGAGTAGTGAGAAAGAAGAAGAAGAGTGACCCAGAAGAGTTTTATGACGGAAAAACCCCTTATTTGTTAGAAGAATACAACCCTGGAACGGCAGAGGTGGTTGCTGAAAGATTATTTGGGAAGAACAAGGCTGATCAAAAGGCTGGTGTAGATAGTGCAAGAAGATATCAACAGGATACTTTGGACTATACTAAAGAGGTTGTTGATTCTTTATTACCTTCTGATATGACTGTAGTAAAAGATGATGATGGTAATATACTAGATTTAAACTACGACACCTTTCACTCAATAATGGATGATCGTATAGAAAGCCTCAGCTTTAATGACAGAACAAAACAAACATTAAAAAGTATACTTAAAGTAGGTGAAATAAATAAAGATCTGAAAGACAAAACAACCAGATTAAAGACTAGAGAAGAACTTAATAGATTACTTATTAATATTCAGCAGTACAACGATATGTCATACGATGGGAATGATCCCGCAAAAATACAAAAAAGAGAGGATGCTAAAAATAATCTAGCCTATACCACTGCAATATTTGGTGGTGTTAAGCATGATAGTACCATTACAAGTATGGGATTAAATAAAAAGTCAATTTTGGTAACCTCTCATATGAAAGTTATCAACAAATACACTCAAGGGTTGCTTAATGGAGATGTTAATTTTCAATTAGGTGGAGATGGTTTCTCTCTTAAGTTGGTAGATAAAGAGAACCCAAAGAGGAATATATCACAAAGAACAATGCGATCTGGAATGACAGCAGACACTGCAAACACAGAGACTGATACCATAATAAGTGCGGGTGCTTTAGAGGAGTTTGCAGTAGTAAATGAAAGTATAGAGCAAGATGGTGATTTAGAAGATAGTTTAATGATAACCTTCCTTAAAGGTCAGCAAAAGCTACTTGAAAAATTATTAGCTAATTGATGAACCACTTTGATCTATAGTCGCCTATAATATCTTTTAATTTATAAATACTATAGGTGTTAATACTTAATGTTTCTATATTATCTTTAAATATAGATATTGAAGGAATCATTGTAGTAAACATATCTTTATAAGTTATTACTAATATATCTTTTCTATCTTGTTTATATATAATCATAGGCACTTTATTCAATTTCTTTGCGTCATTCTCGCATTGCTCTATGAACTGCCATATCTTTGAATTGTAATCTAATAAACTAAAGATCGACTGGTCGTTGTAGCCCTTTTTGCATTCAATACAAAACTTGAAGTTTAGCGGCGTAATTAGGTCCCCAGCGACTGTAATATGCTCAGGAAGATGTTGGTGGGTAGTGGCAAAAGCCCCACTCCCTGGGGTTCGGCTGAACTCCTTTGTCTCAAACTGCTCATTAAGTAGGTTGGCAACTTGGCGCTCGAATGCTCCACCCTTTGCTTTGCTATTCACTCGCTTCTTCTTTTTTAACTTTTTTATATTAACAATATCCTTCATGTACTATTATACCTTGACCAGATATGGAAACGAAATTTGTTTTAAACATTAAAGACTGGAAACTTAAACGGCTAGAAAGGTCGAATAACAGAATGAAACTACAACTAAAATTTAATAAAGAAGAGACGATGGCGATTAAGAACTTCATGGGGATGGTGAAACCCCCTGAAATTTCTGAGGATGATTTCCTTAAGGGCCTTTTTAAACTTGGCATTGAAACGATGGAAATGAAGTTGATGCAAGCAGTTGAGACCCACATGGAGGAGAACGATCTCGATCCCTCTGCTATGGGGATGAAAGCTGATGAGCCAGAAGATATTATTGTTCCCGTGGTAGGGGAAGTGTCCGAACTGAAGACTACAAAAGATACCAAAAATGAACTATAGACTAGTAAAGCTCGCAAAAGAGAATGATCTTAACCGTGAGCTAAGAAAGCAAAAAAAAGAGCGAGGAGATTTATCTATCCTTTTCGTTTCACCTTGGGATCCTTATTGCAAAACTCTAATGGAAAAATTAGAGCGAAAAGCTAAGAAGGCTCCTGACACAGCACCTCCGCTGTACATTGTAGATAACTACAATATGCCCCACTCGTTTGTTATCTTTAACAGTACAATGCTCCCGCATTTTGTTAGGATTAAGCGAAACAAGGTAATGGGCGAGGACTACCTGCCGTTTATTTACAATAAACTCGGCCTAGAATAAGTCTTTCTTCAAATCAATATACGCCTCAATCTTCGCTGTATACTTTTTATTTTTTGTGTACAGGAGTTTGAGGTTGTTTAGTATAATAGTGGTGAAGTAGTTGAAGGCGTTGCCCATCTCAGGGTTAAAGTTTTTGAGTGTTTTTAATATAAGTAGAAAACATTCTTGTTTCGCGTCCTCTTCATCAACCTTAAATGAGAATCCTTTAATTATATTAGTTATCAAAATATCAAAAAGCTCAAACAGTTGCTCTTCATGCTCTTGAGGATTTTGTTTATATAATTTTATAAGAGTCTCAAATTTTTCATTGTCGATGTAATGCTTACTACTCATAACCTATTATAGATGACTAACTTACACTCTTTGTATGCTAAGGATGAGTGCAACCCCCATTGCGATGGCTGCACTATCTTGGAAAAGAAAAAGCCCACCTATTGTGTTTTAGATTATGAGCATTTAAATGCTTGTGATGTGCTTTTTCTATCAGATTCAATTAAACACCGCTTCGGTTCCTCTTACGCTTTCTCTAAGCAGGAGAGGGAATTAATTGATGAATATTTTCCGAATAGTGACTATACTATGGCAGCGGCTGTGAAGTGCCCTTCTGTTAAGGAGGCAGATATGTCTCCAAATAATATGGAAGCTTGTCGAAATCACTTGGAAGCTACCCTAGATAAAGTAAAGCCGCGCTTGGTTTTCGTTTGTGGAAACCTTGCGATGAAGATGCTTATTAAGAAAAGTGGCATTACTGACAAACGAGGTAAATCCTATGATTATAGCACTAACAATGGGCATACTTGTATCGTTGTTCCTATCTTTCATCCTTACTCAGTGGTTAAAGAACCAAGGCATCGGGTCCTCTTCGAAACGGATATCCGAAATGCCTATGAGAAGTACATCTTGGAGAAAACCCATGAAGGAAAACTTGAATACAAAGTCCTTACAGACATCGAAGAAGTCCAAGCTTTAGTAGAGCAGGTTAATGGAGACAATGATACCTTAGCAGTTGATATTGAGACCACTGGCTTGAACTTCTTGAAAGATAAGATACAAACAATAGCTATCTCATCACATAATAAAAACTGGGTCATTCCTTTAGATCATAAGGACAGCCCCTTCAGAAAAGGAGAGCCTGACTATTCAATTGTTTGGAAATGCTTGAGACAGATCTTAGAGAACCCCCGCAACAAGAAAGTATTCCACAACGCTAAGTTTGACCTGAAGTTCCTGATCAATCATGGAATCTACACAAAGAATGTGTGGGATACTAAGATCATGCACCACCTTTTAGATGAGAACCTACCTAAGAGTTTGATGGACTTGGTGAAGTTATACTTTCCTACTGAGTTGGAGAGTCTTTAGTCGCATCGTAGGAGTTCATTTTTTCCTCTCCATTGGACCTCGCCATCCATGCTTACGGAGTATATCCTTACCTTTTTTATCTCCCGCATGATATTTTTTTGTAGCCTCTTTCTCGATTTTGTGTATATTTCCTTTTTTTGCTCTACTTTTATCAGCGTCCTTAGCAGCCATCTTCCCTATCACATTGCTCATATGCGCTCTAGCGTATATCCCATGCTGTGGTTTGGTGTGGGGGCGAGAAGAATCATACTCTAAAGGTTTTCCTTTTTTGGGGGGCGCATGACGGTCTGGGTCATATTTCTCTCCAGGTTTTGGGACATTTCTTTTTCTCATGTATCCTTTTTCCCCAGGCTTTGCTTTAGGATTTATATTCTTATACCACTTACCTAGTCTTTCTGCCGTAGCTTTCAAATCTCCACCAGTAGATTTACCTTCAACTAACAAACTATAAATTCTATCGTAGGAGTTCACCTTCTACCTCGTATCGCTAGTAAATTTTTTCATTTTTCCTTTTTTTCTAGCTCTGCGTCCTCTCCGCATCATTGATTTAAAAGTACGGGGGACATCTAAGATCCTATTTTCTAATTCGTTCCCCTTGCCTGTCTGTCTAGCTTTTCTAGCTCCCTTACGGAATGCTCTAGTAGCCCCACTCATTACCTTTTCTTTAGATTTGAGGATGTAGTCTAGTTGTGGATTAGATCTTGCTGCCTCTAACAAAATATCACAGACCCTTTGATATGAGTTAGTGTTGTCAGCTATCCCCATCCTCCTTTTTTTAATAGACGCAGAAGCCCCCCCACCCAGTAGCCCTTTATTTTGTTGTTGCTTTAGCCTTAAGGCAGCACTCTCTCTTTCCCCTTCAGTCCTAAAGCCTTTAGACGCCTGATGTTTTGTTGTTACTTTCCCAACGGAAAGTGGGTCCCCAACAGTTCTCCTTCGTTTGTGGATTATCTTTCGCAGACCTACGCTTCCAACCTCGTTAATTCTTTTAGCCATTTTACATCCTTAAACCCAAGTAGGGGTCTGTAATATATAGCCATGTTAACCATTTCCAACCCCAAAAATTTTGATTGGAGTTCGATGTCCCTCTCCGACTGCTGCGAGGGCAATGCTATGGATTCTTATTTCACTTTGAAGTTATTTGATTTAGTGTCTGAGAAATTAGATGATTTAGGGGTTTTGGGTTTTGTTGAAAGGGTACTACCTGATGCGTTGGAGGTGTTCTCTGATATGGAGTATGAGGGCCTTATGGTTAGCGAGCCCAAGCTCGCCGCTCTGGGGAAGGACTTGCGAGAATTAACTTTGAATCAGGAGGATTCTTTGTATCATTTCGATCAAGTAAAGAAGACGGATAATCTCGCATCGAATAATGATTTAATTGATTTGTTTTATTTGCGGGAGGGAGGGTTCGAGTTTTATCCACCAGACAAGACCGCAAAGGGCTCTCCTTCCGTGTCAGCGCCCACACTTAAAATTCTGCTTGAGCAGATCAACGAGGAGATAGTTAAAAGATGAGTGCTAAGTGGCAGCATAGAGATGAAGGTAAAAAAATTAGCAAAAGCGTCATCAAATCCAAAAGCACTAAAGAACTTAAAGAAGCGTCAGAGTTTATTTCTGGGCTCTTGGATTTGAGGAAAGCAGAGAAGCTACAAAAAACATACATTCAAGGCACAGAAAAAGCCTTAGATTACAATGAGAGTAAAAAGTTGTATGTTGATTATAGGTTAGATGGGACCGCTACAGGGAGATTGTCTTGTGCGGCTTATAATGCTCAAAAAGCCATGGGTGTTTCTTTTCACACCCTACCGAGAGAGACTAATATCAACATTAGAAGTATGTTTGTCGCTGAGAAGGGAAAAGCGTTCATTACTGTGGATTATGCAGCCATGGAACTTAGAGTCCTCGCTCATATAGCCAAAGAGAAAAGTATGCAACACGCATTTAAATCAGGGGCAGACCTGCACACTTATACCGCCAAACTTCTTTTTAATAAAGAGACGATAACAAAAGAGGAGCGGCAGATCGCCAAAACCGTATCCTTTCTTATCGTATATGGAGGTGGTGCGTTTAATTTAGCTGAAACTATGCGTATTCCTATGGAAAGGGCAGAGGCAGTAATCAAAAATTATCAAAGAGTGTATCCTGGAATCTTTAGGTACATGGAGTTTGTTAATCAGTTCATTAAAGATAATGGTTATGCGTATACGATCTTTGGCAGACGGAGAAATTTGTGTGATGTTAACAGCCGAGACCGTTCCGTTGTAAATCGGGCTTTGCGCCAAGGACTTAACTTTACCATTCAAAGCTCTGCTTCTGACATTCTATTGTGTAGTTTAATAGGCGTATCAAAGAGGTTCTCTGAGGCTAACTTGGATTCTAAGGTGGTTGCTACGGTTCACGATAGTTTGGAGATTGTCTGTGGTGAAAAAGATCTAGAGAATTGCTTAGAGATTGTCTATGATGAGTTAGTAAATTATCCGCACCTCCGTAGCCTGTTTAATATCAACTTTGATGTTCCTTTGGCTATAGATCTGGAGGTAGGGAGATCCTTTGGCGATGGGATGTTTGTCTCGTTTGAGGATGGAAAGCCAACAAATATGAAAGAAGTGAGTGCTTATTTATGCGAACATTAGTAATAGGAGATATTCATGTTTCCAACAAAGATGCTGCCCTCCGCACCGCCCAAGAGGAATGCATTAAAAAAATCTACGATGAAGAAAAGCCTGATGATGTAATTCAATTGGGGGATTTTTTAGATTTCAGAAAGCCTTCTCCAGAAGCATTACTTACTGCTAAAAGTATTATTGATCATTGGAGAAAAGATTCTGATGTATATATTTTAAGAGGTAATCACTGCGCCAGCACAAAGGCCGACGATGGAGTGACTGCCATGGCCCTTTTTGATAGCCCTCCCAACCAAAAATTGTTACCCTATTCGAGAGATCGGGAGCAAAAAGTAAAGGTAATTACTCATACTTGGTTTGATCATAGAACTAAAAGAGCCTTTATACCTCACTATGAAAATGAAGAAAAAATTATCAAAGATCTTAGAAATTGCCCTAGAGATTATACTGTTTTTGGTCACTTTGGCTATTTCGGTTGTCTTAATTCCGTTGGGGACCATGATTTTAATATCAACATTAATAGCTTCAGGAACGATACTATTCTGGGTCATATTCACCGACAAAATCAAAGAGCTTTTACATCAGATGGAGAAGAAAAATCCCTCTTGATTTTAGGTACTCCGTACACAACTAATTTTGGTGAGTCGGGTAAAGATAATTTTTATGCTATCATTGAAGATGGGGAGGTAACCCTCCACCAGATCAATCACGGACCTCGACATTTAATGGTTAACAACTCTGATATTTCAGAAAGATTAGAAGAGATAAACGATAAAAATTATCATACGCATTTAAGAGTTATTTTAAATCCAGGCGATACTCAATGCAGTTTAGATGGTGTAGATGTTATTTCGGTTGATATTAAATACACTGCTGCATTTAATGAGGAAGAGGTTTCAGATTACAAGCCAAATCGTAACCTTTTTCGGTTAAATGATGTAGTCATAGAAGACTATATAGATTCAGCGAATGCATCAATAGAAAAGGGCAAATTATTGGAGGGGTACAATCTATTAAAATATGAACATTAAATCCATAAAGATTCAAAACTTTTATTCTTTTGAGTCTGCTGAGATTGGTTTCGATAAGTTTAATAATCTTGTGCTTATCAAGGGGGTGAATAAAGATGCCAAAGGTTCCAATGGAGCAGGTAAAAGTGCGTTTGTAGAAGCTATTTATTTTGGGTTAACAGGCAAGACCATAAGAAAAAGCACTGAAGATGCTATGATTCATGTCAAGCACAAAAAGCACTGCTTTGTTGAGCTAGAATTAGATAATGGGATTAAGATTTTCAGACAGAAAAAACCCTCAAAACTAAGGCTTTTTGTTGACGGGAGGGAGGAAACCCAAGAAAGTATAGCAAGGACACAATCGCATATAGACTCTTTATTGAATATAAATTATAAAGTATTATTGTCCTCTATGTTTTTTGGACAAGGAAACACGAATACTTTCCTCGATTGTTCGGCAGAGGATAAAAGAAACATAGTAAAAACTTTTTTGGACTTAGATGATATTTTTGAGATGAGAGATAGAATTAAATCTCACAAGGCTCAATTTTATAACACTATGAAAGAGCAAGACTCGTTAATTGCAGAACATCAAAGCATGATTAGCGAGTTTACATCCAAGATAGATAATCTCAAAAAAGCCAAAACAAAGTTTTCCAGTTACGACACCTCCGCACTATCACTGTCCTTAGATGATATATTAGCCCTAGAAGAAGCAGAAAGTAGTAGGTGTTGGCAACTATCTCAGGCATCAAGTGAGATTGAAACTACAGAAAAGCAGATATCTACATTAAAAAAAATGGTGAGAACTCCTGCCTCAAAGGCTGTGTGCAATAAATGCGGTCAGGCCATTAAGGAGACAACAAATAAAGCCTTTTTAGAGGTAGAGATAGCAGAGGCTGAAAAGAACTTGGTTATTCTTTTGAATTCACGCGAGTCTATAGAAGCTACAAAAGTTAGTATCCCTGTATCTTCTAGAGAGTACTCTAAAATTTTAGCATATAAAGAGTTATGTAGAGATGAAACAAATTACGAGGAGTTAATCAATTCTTATAAGGATAAAATCTCTATTAGAGAAGAAGCCAAAGCAGAGAATAAAGTTGATTATGAAGTCATGCGTTTTTGGGAAAAGGCGTTCTCTCAGCAAGGCATCATTAAGTTCATAATTAAGAACATATTAGATTATCTGAATAATAAAGTTAATTATTACCTATCATTTTTAACTAATTCTAAATATACTTTATATTTTGATGAAGAATTAAATGAAAAAGTGATTACTAATGATCACGATATACAATATATATCTTTGTCTGGTGGAGAAAAGCGAAAGGTAAACTTAGCTGTTACTATGGCTCTAAAGGATTTACTTTTGCTTACCGACAAAAATCAAACCAATATTCTCTTTTTAGATGAGATCGCTGAGAATCTAGATGAAGAAGGGATAAACGGTCTGTATAGCTTACTACAGGAAATTAAGAAGGATAAATTAATTTTTATCATTACGCATAATAAACATTTAAAAACGCTGTTGCACTCTGCGCCTCGTTTGTCTATAATTAAATCTAAAGGAGTTTCAAAAATAACAAAATGGCATTAGCAAACTTAAACGCCCTAGGGCAAGAAATATTCGAATCTCGTTACGCATATCCAGGCGAGACAAAATGGTCTGAAAGATCCCGCGCAATTGCAAGAGTAGTTGCTTCTGCTGAATCAGATGAAGAAAAAGAAAAAATCGAAAAATCCTTCTATGATGTTGTTGGCTCTGGGGATTTTATTCCGGGTGGTAGAATTATTTACGGTGCTGGCCGTAACAGGGGTAATCATAATTTGCTTAACTGTTATGTTATTATTCCAGAAGATAGTGTCGATTCTATCGGCAAGACCGTTCAGGATATGTATAGAATATCTTGTGCTGGTGGCGGTGTGGGTTTTAATGTTTCAAAAATTCGACCCAAAGGAGATAACATTGGCAGCGTTGCTAATTCTGCCCCTGGGGCTGTATCTGTGCTTAAAATGATTAATGAGGTAGGTGAACATGTCCGTGCTGGTAAGAATCGCAGAACTGCTCTTATGGGTATCCTTAATGTTACCCACCCTGATCTACTTGAGTTTTTGTCTGTAAAACTAGATCAAGGACAACTTAATAACTTTAACATCTCTGTTGCAATCACTAACAGATTCCTAGAAGCAGTAGAGTTGGATGAGGATTGGTACTTCTCTTTTAACAACAAAGAGTACCACTCATACGAGATGCTTCGTAACGATGAAGAGTTCGTATATGTTATCGGGCTAGATGAGGAGGATGCACTCGAACGGGCTAATAACTTCCATAAAAAAGACTGGAAGGATACTTTTGTGTGCCAGGGCCGAAAAGACATTAAGGCTAAAGAGTTGTGGGATCTTATTTGGAAAAACTCAGTAGAGTCTGGAGACCCAGGGATCTACAATATTGATTTAGCAAATAGGTACACAAATGTTTCCTATTTTGAGAGCCTAGACTCTACCAACCCCTGTGGTGAGATTTCACTCCCCTCCTATGGTAATTGCTGCTTAGGGAATGTTAATCTTAGCAACATGGTCCTTGATGATGGTAGCGATGTTGATTGGAAACGCTTGGCTAGAACAGTTAGGACTGGAATTCGTTTCCTAGATAATGTCCTTACAGTTAATAAGTTTCCAACTGATACCTGTAAGCAAGTAGGAGAAAGATCCCGTCGCATTGGACTCGGAGTGACAGGTCTTCATTATATGCTTATTAAGCTAGGCATTAAGTATGGCAGCGAGAAGTGCTTAGAGTTTTTGGACCGACTCTTTTCCACTATACGAGATGAGTCTTATAAGATGTCCATATATCTCGCAAGAGATAAAAAGCCTTTCCCTGAGTTCGACTACAAGAAGTATTTAAATGAGGAGTACGCAAAGACTTTACCTGCTCGCATCAGAATGCTTATTAAGAGACATGGTATTAGGAATGCTGTAATGCTTACCATACCTCCTTGTGGTACTATCTCTATGCTGCACGGGGTTAGCTCAGGTATTGAGCCTATTTTTGCTGCTATGTATAACCGTAGATACCGCCACAACAATATTTGGAAGAGCCAGTTAGTGGTAGATCCTCTCTTTGAGGAGTGGTTTAATAGTAATAAAAATTTAGATAATTTTGTTGGTGCATATGATGTTTTACCTGAGGATCACATTCGAGTACAGGCTACCATACAAAAGTACATGGATTCCTGCATTTCTAAGACTATTAACCTCCCTGCTACATCAACTCCAGAGCAGTTCTCACAAGCAGCATTGGATTATGCTCCATACCTAAAGGGCTTAACGGTGTATCGCGCAGGTTCTAAAGGGAATGAGCCTCTAGAAGCTATTCCTCTTTCGGAGGAGAACATAGCTATATATATGAGACAGGATAAAGAGTCTTCTGTTCAAACGGGAGAAGCCTGTTCGTTAGCAGGAGGAGATTGTTAGTAATGAAAAAACCAAAAAAACTAGGGGTTAAGATTCCTTGGGGTGATACAAAAGCAAGGGATCTTAATCGACGGAGACCAGAAAGGGCTAAAGAAATAAAAGATTACGAAAAAATGCTGAGAAGAAAAAGTGCCGAGGAGTTGGAATCAGACCCACGCACTACAGGAGCGATTGAAGCAATAAAAAGAGCTATCCTAGGGAAGAAGAAGGGAAAGTAATATGTCTCGCCGTTCAACAGATGTAACTACGACTATTATATTTGAGGCGTTGGCATATGCGGTTGTATGGAGCGGTATAATTTTTGGACTGTTAAAGTGGTTAGGTTAGCATTAGTATTAGCAATTAGCTTAGGTTGTTTCCCTCCTTTCATGCACAAAACCTTTATGGTTAGTGAGCTTGATTCAGGATGGATTGCAACACCAGCAGATAATATTTGCGGGGTGAAAGAACCTAGGATGGTGAAACAACCTGGGGTAGTAAACTGGAGACAGTTAATGGACAGCACCCCAGAGATGGAGAAGATGAAGAAAGAGGGGATCAAGAGAGATAGCCCTAAAGGAGCGCAACTAATCTCTGAAGCGGAGAGTAGATGTAAGAGGGCTTGCGTAAAACAAATGCGAGTGGCATCGGTTGACAGTATGTGGAAGAATATAACTCATGTGAGCAAAGCTCCTTGGGACCAGACTAATGCCGTGATAACTTTAATGAAAAATGAGAACAAGAAAGAAGTCTTGTTCAGGTGGAAAGAAAAAGTATGACCTTTGTAATTCAAGAGCCCTGTGTGGCAACAAAAGATACAGCCTGTGTAGATGTTTGTCCTGTGGACTGCATCTATGAAGTAGAGCCTCAGGAAGAGTATTTAAATCTTCCTATGTTTATTCACGCAGATGAGTGCATTGATTGTGGTGCTTGCGAGCCTGAGTGTCCTGTAGATGCAATTCGCATGGAGGATGAGGCAGACGAGAAATGGCTAGAAATTAATGCTAAATTATCAGAGGCACACGGATGACAGTATATGACTACATTTGCAATGATTGCGAGGTAATTTGGGAGCAGGATCACCCTTTGGGGAAAGCGCCCAAAGAAACGGAATGCCCTGAATGCGGCAAGTTAAAGGGAAGAAACTGGGGTTCGGTGACCACCTTCGCTATGAAGGGCGATTGTCATACCAACCGTGTTAGAATGAGAAATTCCTATATCAAGGGTTGGGACAAAGATACTGCTGAAGACTTTTATGATGCTTCTATTAAATCAAGCAAGAATGCAATGGCAACTGGGTGGAAGCATTACTCTAAAATGACCCCTAATATTGATGCAATGCATAAGGCAGGGCGCGTGAAAAGAAAAACAGACCGAGAAGCAGCAAAATCTAGAGAAAATGCGAAGAAAATGACTGAGACGGTGTATAATGATGTAGGTATAAAGATCAAAGACACATTATATAAGCCTCAGTAACAATGAAATACGATTTTAGCGATAATATTCAACGAGGGATCCTCTTCCTCTCAAAGTACAGCAAAGACTTCTATCTTCAGATTGCTTCCTTAGTTAAGCCTGAATACTTTGAATTCCCTGTCCATGCTAATTTTTATCGGGCCATTAGTAGCTACTATGATAACTACAGGGATATCCCCAAGGATCTACATCTATTAGAGTGCATTAAAGAAGAGAAGGCTTCTTCTGAGGATTTGTCTGATTATGATGATGAGCTTCATCGCATTAATACTATGGATGCCTCCTGCATTGGGCATACCGATTTCTTCTTAGATATCATTGAGAAGTTTGCGCGTCGATCTGCAATGAAAGATGCCATTACGAACAGTATTGGGTTGCTGAAGGATGATCGGATGGGCGAGATTGAAACTCTCGTTCGAGATGCACTTTGCATCAATCGAAATGTTGACCTAGGACAAACCTACTTTAACGATGTTCTAGCTAGATTTGAGAGGAGCCTTCAGGAGAATGCAGGGAATAGGTTCTCTACGGTCTTTGATTCACTCAGCAGAGAACTTGATGGAGGACTCAGTGCAAAAGAGTTAGCTATGGTTGTGGCTCCTCCAGGCGTAGGAAAGAGTCTTTACTTAGTAAACCAAGGGGTTACGGCTTTAATGCAAAACAAAAAGGTGCTGTACATCTCCTTGGAAATGAGTGAGGATAAGATTGCACAGAGGTTTGATTCTGTAATGACCTTGATCGCACAGAAGGAACTGAAGCAGAGCTTAGGTCTTCTACAAAAGCGTTTGGGTCTTTTTAATGAAAAGTTCCCTAACGGTCAGCTAATGATCAAAGAGTTTCCTACTGGATTAGCTAACATTAATGATGTTCGTTCCTTGCTGGTTCAGTTAAATAATTATGAGGATTTTGTTCCTGATGTTGTTCTAATTGATTACCTTGAGCTTCTCAGGCCCACTAGAGATGGCCTTGCCGAGTATCAAGCCCAGCAGCGCATTTCTGAGGAGCTTAGAGGTTTGGCTGTAGAGTCTAATGTATTGGTTTGGACTGCTACCCAAACTAACAGGCAAGGTAGGGCAGTTAAGTTGATTACAGACTCAGAGCTTGCAGACGCTTACGGCAAAATCAGGACTTGCGACTACGCAATCTCTCTAAATCAAAGCGAGGAGGAATTTGATGATGGGCAGATGAGGTGTTATGTTATGAAGTCTAGGAATGGAAAGCAGAGGTTCGTAGTCCCTCTATCTATAGACTATAGTACTTTAACCATGAGTGAGTGTGATCCCTATGAAACAGCAGAGTAAACATATATACGATACTATAAAAGCTAATCCTGATCTTCAAACTGTTGATGTGGGATGGGCTGTGTTTAAGATTGTGTTCAAGAAAGGGTTAAAATCAGGATCCTCAAATTGTTGGGGAACTTGTGATTTTGATACTTATGAGATTCACTTAGAAGAGAAGATTGGAGATGCCCCCGCAAGAGAAACTCTTTTCCATGAGATTTGTCATGGTTATTTAGAGCTTTGCGGTATGGGAGGCGAAGGTGAAGGAGAAGATGAAGAATATGTGTACGCTTCTAACGAGCGTGTGACTATAACAATATCCCGAGCAGTCATGATGTTTGCTCGGTTGAACCCAGAACTAGCCAAGGAGCTATTATGCCTAAAGTAGATATTAATGAGATCGTTGACAACCTAGATATGGCTACATATAACGAGATTTGTAATAACATCACAAAAATTGATAGAACAAATATGGATGTAGAGCTTTCTCGCCATGCCAGCCATTACTCGTACTATTCTGCTATGCAGGATCTGTGCAAAAAGAGATTAGATGACAAAAACCTTGACCTGACCATGTATATGGCTAGGACTAGAAAGGAGAGAACTGAGGAGGGGAGATCCCTCTCAAAAAAACCTACCGCAAAAGACCTTGATGATTATGTTCTTTCTCAAGAGGAGTATGGGATTATCTGTCGTGAGGTCAACGAGCTAACTTTGAAGTACAATATGCTTAGGAGTTTAGTTCAATCTTTAGGACAGAAGAAAGATCTGCTCGTTCAACTGTCTGCAAATATGAGAGCAGAAAAAAGTATTTACAGTTAACAAAACTGGGCCTGTTGGCCTATTATAACATAACCGCTTAACGAACTACAAGGAGTTTACAATGGCTATTGATTTAT